CCGTGGTCATTGTGTAACACCTTAAACAAATCTTTACTATTTAACAAAGAAACATCAAATTGTAAAGATTTTTTGCTACCTTTTCGTGCGGGTCTCCTAACAAAACGAAATACTTCTGGTGGTTGTCTCTTAGGAATAGGTCTTCTATTCTCAAGCATTATACCATCATTTGTTAATAATCTTAAAACTATTAATATATCTAAGACAATGAGTTTCATTTTTTATTCTTTAACTTAAAAGCAGCATCACCAAGAAAAGAACCCACTGCAAGAATAAGAACTTTAGAATAGGCATCACGACTTGTACTTTCAAGTTCTACCTGTCCTTCTGTTCTAATTGCAACAGACTCAACAGCAGAAATCATCAATGCAGACCAGATAATTAAAAATAATCTAACAATATTAAAGTAAATCACTTTTTCCTTTTTGCTAGAAGTTCATCAAAGTTCTTTTTCTTTGTCCCACCATCATAATTCCAAGCATACCCTTCAGCAATCATCTGATTATTCAGAGAAGTTTCTTCACCATTGATAAACAAGTGCCCAATGATTCTTCCATATTTCTCTGTGGAATCTGGAAGTTCGGTCTTGATAAGAATGTCTTTTGCATTCTCACAACGCTTCTTCAACCAATCTTTTGATTCAAGTCCGTATTTCTTTTCGTTCGCATCAGATGTTCGGCTTTCTGGGGTATCAATACCAGCAAGGCGAATCCGTTTAGTAAGAGATATATCGAACCCCAAATCAATATCAGCGTCAATAGTGTCTCCATCGACTACCTTATGGATTGAGCGAATACGATATATGTATGGATCTTGGTTTGACATTAGAAAGGAAACTTAATACTCCCATTATTTAGTTTAGGGATAGGTAGTTTCTCAAATGCTTTGTTAACCTGCTTCTCTACAACAGCACCAACAAATGCTTCTGGATTATCTAAGATTTTCTGCGCCTTTTGGTAAGTGAGGTATGCTCCCACACCAATCGCAGCACTAATGCTCAGACTTGTGATTGATAAAATCAGACTTAAATGCTTCATCTTTCATCTCCTCGTTTGCTAACTTTAATATGTAGTAAATAACATACGCTGTAAAGATAAGACCTAATCCCAATATTATTACAACTCCCCAGGGAAACTGATTCATCAATACTTACCTTCCGTACAATACTCTACTTTTTTATTTGGATAGTATGGATACTTTCCTTCCTGTGGTTTCATATATCCACAACCAATTAACCAATCCATGGTCATTGGTGTTGGGCGAATTTGATCCCATAAAGGACCTTGGACACACATCTCAAGATGTCTTGCAGTTTGATTTAACTGCTCCTCTGCCCAGTTTGCATCTGCCTCCCAAGGAATAGCACGACTTTGCATCATTGACTCATAAGTTAATCTAGTCTGTTTCATTATCCAAGCAGGAATTTCACTATCCTGATGAACTTGTGCCATGAAAGATGTTTTCAATCCACCACCCATACAATCCTGAACAACATGCCAACCTTCATGACGAAGTGTTCCAAGAAACTCTCTAGGATCTTTAAGTAGAGTTTCATTAATAAAGAAACGATTATAGTTTGGTTTATATAACCCTACTGTTCTTGGAGTAAAATATCTCTCTGGTGCAACATAAACAGGAACTTCAAGTTTATTGAGAGCAGTTACGATCCTTATAATTTCTTCCCTAAATGGGTCAAAGTCCTGATTTTTTAAAAATTCAGATTCTGCTGATAGTTTTTCAATACCTTCGGTACATTCCAAAAGTATCATACAACCCATTGCCTCTAAACTGTAAGGTCTTACTGTTGGTTGCTTTGGTGCAAGTGATGAAGCAATTGCTGGAAGAGTTAAGGTTAAAGATAAACCGATTGCTGTGAGGAATTTTTTCATTCATCCCACCATCCTTCTTGTTTGTGTATCCAGACTTTCAAATCTTTTACATACTTTCTCAACATCTGGGCCTGTTCTTCATGCCAAAAATCACCCGTCTCCATATGAAGACGAGTGTGATTATCTATGGCTTTGAGTATATTGTGGATTGGAGCGTTCCAACACTCCCTCTTTGGAGTGTTCCATTCTCTTGGCATTTGTATTCAACAGTATAAAGTTGTCCTCTATGAATAAAATCAATTTCACATAAATTAGGTCCGATTATAATATTACCAGCAATTAAAATTTCCAGTAACATTACTTTTTCTTACCCCCATTCTTTGCTTTTTTAGCAATTGCATTACCAGAATTCTGCTTCTTATTATTAGCAGATCCTTTTTTACCTTTGTTAGCAGATTTTGCCATTAGAGATCTCCTCTTGAATAGGGTTTTTCTTCATCGACTTTCGCTTCTAAAGCTTCAACTCTTTCTTCAAGAGAAGTTTCTTCTTTATAACCAGTTTGAACTAATGGTTCTTCAACAGTTGTTTTTTCAACTACTGCCTCTACTATTGGTTCTACTACTGCTTCTGAAGCAGTAGTTGGAGGTGTTTCTACAAACTCCTCCCTTTTTGCTTCAGACTTTTTTTCGTCATCATCATCTCCACCTTTCTTCATAGTATTAATTCCAAATGTTGCAGCAGATGCAGTAAATACTGTTGCTATAAATGTTGGGTCCATTTTAGCAAGAGCCCCAGCATAACTTGCCGTAAGAAGTGCGGCAGACCAACCCAAAATCGCAATACGAATAATTTGGCTCATACAAGCTTCTCTTTTCTTTTGAGGGTCCATTTTAGTGAGTTTGTAGGGTTAACCTTTTTTCCAAGCTTCACCTTCTGCCTTTCTTCTACGTGCTAAACCTGCTTCTACGTTAGACCCAGGATTGCGGTAGAGATATAAAGCATCTGGAACTAAGTCCCATTCTTTATTCTTCAAGCGTTTAGTAATAGTATTAAAGTTATCACCACCGTAAAAACCAGCGCCAAGATTATAAGCAAAGCTGAGAAGTGCTCCGCGTTTCCCATCTGACATTTCACCCCAATGTGGAATTTTTCGAAGTGCAGGAAGAAACTGATTCTTACATTGAGCAATTAGCAATTCATCTGCCTCAGATTGAGTAATTGAATCACCCATTTGGAATGGTTGTCCACTCTTATCTCTAGTAGATCCCCAACCGATTGTAATTGGAAGTCCTCCACTAAGAGGATCGGGATATGCATTTAAATGACATCCTTCAAACTCCTTGATTAATTTGATACCCATTTGCGGAACATCATCACCACCCACAGGTGCAGGTGAAGAAGATGCTGCAGGAGCAGAAGCAGAACCTGATGTAGATGCTGCTGCAGCATTACCCTTTTTTCCTCTATAAATCTCCGCCCAATCAATATTATCTTCAAGATATTTGACTGGTAAATTATCTTCTAACCACTGAACTGCCTTTACATGATTAGGATTTTTTTCATCATAAAATTTAAAAAAGTTATGAAGATCAATTCTTGCCATTTTTACCTCCAAAGTATTTTAGATAGAGTTCGTTTGCTTCAACATGCTTTCCATTATTTGTAAGTTCTTTGATGACTTTAAGCATCTTTGCTTTAAATCTAGTCGAAGATTCTTCCCCAGCCATCATTACCTCCTGGACACCAACGATGCTTAAGAACTGCTTTGGTGTAAATAGTTTTCTTACCGTTAGTTACAGGACCAGTATAGTTATCATTCAGAGAACCATATGGATCATTTACATAGTATCCTTTACCATCTGGAGTCTTACCGATGACTACACACATATGCCCACCAGTAGGGTTAGATAAAGAACCGCGATGCAGGATACCAATAACAACGGGTTTCCCAGCATCAAGACTCTTATCAATATCAGCAAAAGAAAGATTATAACTGAAGTGTGACTTTACGCCATATCCAGAAAGAACTTTAGTTTGAACTGCGTGATCGGTTGTATCACCAATCGCAAATACTTTTTTAACATATTCATCATCACCTTTAATACTTCCTGGCTTGAGGAAAGCAAGGCACATGGCACACGATGAACTGTTACAAGTTCTATGTGCATCTCTGTAGTTATCTACTTGGTTAAAGTATGGAACTGCTAGAACTTCTGGTGTAGGAGGTTTAGTTCTAAAAATTCCAATCCATTCTGTTTCCGAATCATCAAGAAATTGAGCAGGAAGATTATCTTCCAACCACTGAACCGCTGCCACATGGTTCGCATTACCATCATCATAATATTTGAAAAAATTATGAAGATCTAATGTCATGCCTTTCTCCCGAATGCAACTAAAGTATTTATTAATATGAGTATTCTTCAATCTTATCCAATACCTTATTAAGGTATTGATGTGCTAACCATTTTGGATCATATCCAGTTTTATTCATCCATTCATTATCCAAATCCCTTTTCATTTTAAGAACTTCACATTTAATAATTTCTTTAGTCAGTTGACAACGTGGCATAATACTAAAAAACTCTGCTGCTTATTTAGCAACAGAGTAAGATATTATTACTTATTGTTTCAAACAGTAGCAGGTACTTTTACATTTTCTGAAACATATTCAAGAACTTTATCTGGAGTTGTTTCTTCATATGGGTCAACATCAGAATTATCACGTAAACCATCTTCAACAAAAAGTTTTTCAACGATTCCGTTATCTACAACAGCAGCATAACGCCAAGAACGATTGCCAAAACCAAGATTAGACTTATTAACAAGCATTCCCATGGAGCGTGTAAAATATGCATTTCCATCTGGAATGAGAGTTACTTTCTCAATGTTCTGGTCTTTAGCCCAGGCGTTCATTACAAACCCATCATTAACAGAGATGCAGTAAATATCGTCGATGCCAAGACCAATAAAGTCGTCATATCTCTCTTCAAATCCAGGTAACTGATAGGCACTGCAAGTAGGAGTGAAAGCACCAGGCAAACTAAAAATGACCACACGCTTTCCATTAAAAAGTTCTGATGATGTGCGATTTACAAACTCCCCATTTTCCCTGAATAAAAATTGAACTTCAGGTACTTGATATCCTTCTTTACGCATTTTTACCTCCATATTTTTATTATTATTTTAAAGTTAATCCACAAAATAAAACTTTTTTTTCAGTTTTACATATATCACCATAATGACCTAATGAGGCAAGAAAAAAAACTCCTTTTCCTTTTTTTGGAGTAATTGATCTTATTGTTTTTCTTTTCTCATTTAAAACAAATACGGTTTCTCCACCTTCACAATCATTCAAATAAATTAAAAATCCATAA